CCTCCTGTTGAACCTCCTGTTGAACCTCCTGTTGATCCTATCGTTGATCCTCCTATTGATCCTGTCGTATCTGACTCTGACGATGACTCTGACGATGACTCTGACGATGACGATGACGACGATGATGACGACGATGATTATTTTTACATCGAAGAATTAAATCTGAAACTACACAAAGGAATGACGTATGGACTACTGGTTATCTTTGTTTGTATAATCATTGCATTATTCGCGATTGCGATGAATTAGTACTGTCTATAGGATAAGTTTATATGTATTATCTAATGATATAATAGTAATACTATTATATTATCAAAAAGTCGCGAAGTATGACAAAAAAACAATACCTATTTCAATAATGACGGGGCGTTAATGAGCTTCTATCGGGAGCCCTGAATTCAATAGAATCGCCTCGATGGACGTATTGGAGAAAAGAGTTTACGATTCCACAACTCATACTAGGTACAAAAAAAGTATGATAATTTTTTCATTGGGTATATATAAAAATGCATCGTGGACGACCCATCGGAAAGAAATGTACCTATGTATTCAGGAAAGGGATGAAAAAGGGTAAGAAATGCGGAGCAAAAACATGTTCTAGGCATCCATCTGCAAATAAGAAAGCGACAAAGAAGAAAGCGACAAAGAAGAAAGCACCGAAAAGGGCTACAAAGAGGGCAAGTAATAAGACATCTCTCGATAAATATTTGAAGATAAATATGATTACGAAGCCACTATTCAGGAAGATAATAAAAACACTACTCGATCTAGACGAATCAAAGAAGTATTATACTGATTTAATACCGCAGAATGTTTTGATAACAAAAGGAGGAAGAGTAGAACTACGCAAGGGAGTACCTATAACTAAATTACCTATATATCATGGTACTAATTTATTATCAATTGACAGGTTGTTTTTCGATAAAAAGTATGGATTGATGTTCCAGGGTCGCAAAGTAGAAAGTAATTCAATGCCTGCTGTCTTTACAGTAGAGGCTATAGTTAATAGATTATGGAGTTTACCGGCTAATGCGTCCTATAGGATTTCGTATCTCGCTAGAATAATGAATGAGGAGATCAGAAATCGTGTCTTTTCAATAGATGAACTCTTCTAGATTAGTTTATATTACAATTCTTAATCTCCTACTGGGTGAAGAAGATACTTCAATTATTTTTGTTTAATTATTCTAATGTCTTTATCGTTCCAATATGAACTTCCATCTTCTTCGCTTATACCTACTCAACGAGCGGTTGACAACGCATCTTCTGAATTAAATATAGAAGGTCTAGGTCTTGATCTTTCTGTAATACTCGATAGGTTATCAAAGACCGGGGGTTCATCAGAATCATCGGAATCGTTGTCTGAGTACAGTATACTTTTATGTCCTGGTACTATTTCTGATGCTATTTCATCTGTGAAATCGTCAGAATCGTTGTCTGAGTACAGTATACTTTTATGTCCTGGTATTTCTGATGCTATTTCATCTGTGAAATCATCGGAATTGTCTTCTGAGTACAGTATACTTTTACGTCCAGGTACTACTTCTGATGCTATTTCACTCACGAAATCATCGATCCTTTCTCTTCTGCTACACCTACGTCTCGAACAGCTCCTCGCTGCCTTCCCTAGTATAAGTAAAAGAAACATAACGATTGTTATAGATCCAGGCGAGAACAAACCAACTAAGAGTTCTTGATCTTTACAATCAGGAATATCATAGTTCATATTGTATGAAAAATGTTCTGTACCTGATATTGGAGTCCATGTGGAAAGCATATGTGGAGGATCTATACATAAAGTCGACATAGTTGGGGGGCACAATTTTCTTGCAATCTTCACCCTTTTTCTATTCAGAGAACAGTACTGATCTCTTATTTTATTGTGGACATCTTGCGCTATCGATGATAATTTAATCTCAAGACCCTCAATATCTCCTTCTGTAATTATTGTATCCCCATTGTTCAGAGATCTTAAACCCTCGATAAATTTATCTGAAGTATCAACTATAAATGCCGGGTATCTATCTAGAACTAATGGCGGACTATATCTGAGAATTCTATTAGATTCGATATTAATCACTTCTGTGATCCTGGTCATGATATTAATAAGTTTTTCTTCAGGGAAGTTACGTTCATCAATAAAAGGCACAGGGTCATCCATGATTTGAACTGACTCTCTGAATATACCTGGTAGAAATGGCAAGACTGACTCAAAAAAGGTACTCGCACCGTTCATAAGTGTTTCAGATGAATCATCATCTCCACCCCTTTGTCTATTAAAGAACATCAAAGTATAAGTCAATATAGTAGATACACTAGTAGAAACTTGTGTGGCAAATACCTCGGGTTCTAAAATGGATACAGGCATTCTAAATGCTGAATATAACGAATTAAACGAGCTAGATAACCATATACCAATGGCCATGGCTATAACGTTTCTTGAACCTCTCATACTATGGGGGATAGGGATAACCTCAACGAGTTTCCTAGCCATAGCCATTCCAAGTAAAAACTGTCCCCTACTCGTCATTGGATTATAAGCCATCAAATTTGTTTTACCATCTCTCTTCGACATTTTATTTATGACGATTTTTTTTGTTTTATTTTGCGTTAGCCTTTGATATTGAACGCATGATATGTACGCGTGTTCAATATCAAAAATTTTAATATATCTACTCTTAGTCGTATATAAAGGATATAATATTCTCAACTACCCTTAATTGTTCTTCTGATCCTTCTTTTAGCTCCTTATCTCCATCAATAACTAGGACACGTCTATCGCCTTCTGCTACTTCTTTTTCCATCCAATTCTCATGATAATCATGACACTCTTTAATATATCCAATTTCGATATTCTCTCCCTTTCTTGACCTCCTTTTGATCCTATCAGCAGCGATGTATGGGGATGTTCTAAGGTATACTACAGTCTCAGGCGGTATTTCATTTTGAAACGTATCAAACCACCTGTTGTATATCTGGAATTCTATTTCTGAAATCTTTCCCTGTTCGTATAACATCTTACAGAATATGTTTCTATCAGTAGATAAACTTCTCTCAGATATGATAATATCTGCATCACTATGTCTCACTGCATTATTAAGAAGTTCAAGTCGTGAGATATATGTCATCATCTGGAAAGAAAAGGCGTATTTCTGCTGGTCCTGGTAAAAGAGAGAGAGAATATCTGTTCCTTCTTTGTCCTTGATATTCATCCATGTATCTACAGGTTCCTGTAATAACACGATCTTTAGGGGCTTGGCTGACGATCTGATGACTCTTTGAATACCGGATATAAGTGTCGATTTCCCTGCGCCGATATTTCCTTGTAAAGTTATAAATTTAGGCATAATAGTCTAAGGAAAATAATCTTTGTTGTATACTGGGTCAACAATAAAATTCAAATTATTTTCCTATAACTAAATAAAATGGGTAATACACATAGTGATATCACAGCTTGTGAAAAAGGGAAGTTGGTCAAATCAGCTTTATCGGTTGGTAAAGCTGGTGTATCACCTACCGACAGCTGGATTCTAAATATGAATGATGGTAGAACCCTGTTCCTTAAGGTATTCATATCCCCACAATCAGATATAGATTTGTTGAAAGCAGACACAGATATAAATATTGTGAAAATGCAGCTAGATAATCGGAATACTATCGACGAACGTAAAGCCCTTAATTACGAGGCCAGGATTTATAAGTATTTCATCAACAAAATTGTAGAGAGGAAATTGAACCCATCGTTCATCCCTTCAGAAATTATCATGGAATCTTGTAGCTTCGATAACCTCCTTAATGTTATCAACAGCGATCCAAGTACACGCGATCAAGACCGACATAACCTATTGAGGAATTTATCTTATTTACTGTACTCCAAGTACCTAGATATCAGAAAAAAGCCACATATTCAAAAGAATGGATATTGGACTAGAGAATATGATAATTTTAGAGCTAAAGGAATTGATATAAAACCTGAATTTGATGGGCTAATGAATGATGCGGTATGTGAGATGCATTTAGAGGCTATGAAGTCTAAGAATGCGCTACATGTAATTTGGGAACTTTACAAGACAATGAGAAAATCAAATATTCCGAGGAATATATGGAAGTATGATGCGATTACTCTTCCTGCCTTCCCTACTAGCGAGATTCCACTATCTAAATTTCTTTTAAAAGGCAGGGAACTTTACAGAGCAGCATCCGAAACAGGCGACAAAGAAGGGAAGGATGAGACGATTCGCTTCGTAGCGGAGGTTATCGTCCATGCCGCAGCGGTTAATTATATCTTTTGGCGTTTAATGATGTCTCATAACGATTTACATGGTGCGAATGTCAGAGTAGTGATCCGACGTAAACCAGTTCGTATGACTTATAAGTATGGAGATAAATCGTATGGATTTGATTCGTATTTAAGACTTATCGTGTTTGATTTCGATAGATCATGGGTAGATGTTCTAGGTAAAAATGATAATAATGTAGGGTGGCTTTGCACTGAACACAATCAGTGCAATAAGTACGTCAAGAATAAGGATTTCATGCAAATAATTAATACAATCGCGCTTCGTTTCGGTACACCGTTAGAGTTTAAACGATCTTCTCTTATTAGACTGTATTACAAACCGTCTATCCATAATAACATTGCTACCTCTAGGTCAATTAATGAAAACTTCGAATACAATCTACTGAAACACCCATTTACCACTACTAGACCGAGTTTTCATTTAACAGAACATCCTAGTGCTATACTCCATAACGCATTCGAGATGTTCATGCGATTAACAGGTGATAAAGTTATAGTTCAAGAAGTAGCAACATATAACCCAAGAGATGAAGGTGAGGTTTATGTTTGTAATCGAGAAAACATCACCAAGATCAAATCAGAGTACAAAGAACAAAAGATCTCTACCCAAGTTCCTGCTCCCTCTCCTATGTTTAATCTGGAAGAATCTAAGGTTAGAGTTCGAGATGGCGATAGTTCAAAAGATAGCGAAAGTGTCGATGATTTATTGTCGAGGATGTCAAAAACGTGGAGAGAAGCTGAATTAGCTAAGGAAATTAAAGATAAGGACAACCTTATACGTCATACACCAAAATATCGACCAGCCCCTCCTCATACTCTAGACCCTCAGCACTCTACTACTGTATATCGACCAGCCCCTTCTCGTACTCTAGACCCTCAGCGCTCTACTGCTATATATCGACGAGACCCTCCTCGTACTCTAGACCCTCAGCGCTCTACTGCTGAAGATAAAGATATCGTTCAATTCATAGAGAATTTGTCAAATGAAATATCGCCTACTGTCTGATATAACGAAGAGTAGCTATAGAAGTACCTTGATTAATAACTATATTATTCATTGAGTTATTCTCTAGAATTAAACTCATAGTCCCATCACCCATAACCCCATGTTTGACATCAATACCGACAGGACGATGTGGATGAGATTCAATTACAGCAATATTCCCGTTAGATGGAGCTGTATAACTTAATGGCATTATTGCGACTTTTCCAGCTCCAATATTAACTATACACGAAGCAACGAGTATTATATTTTGTCTAAGATGCGGCTTATCCATAATTCAGCCGGTACCACTTTAGTTTTCTTCTTGTCTAGACGTGTAGCTATTCGCTGTATCTCCATCAATAGATAGACACGAACATGGCCAGAATTCGATCCATTTTCGTCGGATACGAAAAACTATAATTAACGGCGTTTGACATCATTAATTTTTTATATACCGATCGTATATAAAAAATTAATATCAAAATGTTTGTTTTACGAGTATAAACCAAATCTTTCTCATTTAAATCTTCGAATTTGACAATGGTTGCTAATTGTATTCTTTGTAAAAAGAAGCAAGCATGCTTCAAACTCGGAAATGGAAAATTGGAATACTGCAGTATTTGTAGACCAAAAAACGCTAGAAATTCTACTTTATGTACGTACAGAGACCCTTTAACAAATGAACTTTGCTATAAGCACGGTAAATTTTCTAGTAAAAGATGCAAAGCTCATATATTGAACAACGACAAATGCGAAGTCAAACATGAAAGGTGTATAAACATCACCAACGGAATTCGGTGCAAGAAGCAAGCATGCTTCAGACTCGGAAATGGAAAATTGGAATACTGCAGTATTTGTAGACCAAAAAACGCTAGAAATTCTACTTTATGTACGTACAGAGACCCTTTAACAAATGAACTTTGCTATAAGCACGGTAAATTTTCTAGTAAAAGATGCAAAGCTCATATATTGAACAACGACAAATGCGAAGTCAAACATGAAAGGTGTATAAACATCACCAACGGAATTCGGTGCAAGAAGCAAGCATGTTGTGGGGTTTCAGGAGATAATAGAAGGAGAAAGTGGTGCGTGGGTTGTTCTCCAGAAGGATCAGTAAACTTTAATAAGAAAACTTGCAGTAGATGTGGAGAAAGAAAAGTTCATACGAACTACATCAAAAAGCACGACGGTTTATGCGGAGAATGTTATAGGATTGATAACAGGGATAAAATGTTTAAACGAGTAGCAACAAGAACCGAAGAGATAGATACTGGTCTAAAAATATGTGCCGCTTTTCCCGACAAGAAATGGGTCTTCGATAAACGCATAAAGGGTGGAAAATCATTAAGAAGGCCTGATATACATTTAGTATTGCCTCATTGTATAATAGTTATCGAAATTGATGAGAATCAGCACAAGTTTTACGACAAAACAGACGAAAGACAAAAAGAAGTTGATATGTTTGGAGATTCCAATGTTCCTGTAGTAATTATACGTCTAAATCCTCATTCGTATAGAATAATATCTTCTGCACAAAATATAAAATCTCCTTGGAACAGACAAGGACAACTAATCGACGGGATTGAATGGAACCGAAGAATAAGTAGCCTTTGCAAGACGGTTAACGATTACAGTGTTAAGGACCATCGCGAAAATACATTAATTCGTTTATTTTACGATGAATAGATATAACAACTTTTGGACCCATGTGGGATATCGTATATCTACAGAGCGACAGAAGAAGCTGGGAAGTCTCCTTCGCCTCTTCAAGGCTGGTTGTATCACCAAAAGGCGAATGGTATACAGATACAGTAATAGCAAGGGAAAGTGATTGTTATAGCGTACTTTTGGATGGTAATTGGCCTGTGGGTCAAAAGACAAGTCGGATAAAAAAGGATGGGCGGGTGATGTCTAAGGCCGATGATATGTCTATGGAATCTTAAGAGGAGTATTAAAATCAACCGATCATCCAAAATGTCATCCTGAGCCTCGTCTTCTACACCATCGCGTCTTTCCCATCTCACATCACTCCACATATAAACATTCACTCTACCCTTTGTGTTTTGTAATACTTGTAATACTTGTTTGTGTATGAAAAAAGCATGAATGGGATATCGAGAAAAAATAATATTATTTTGTGGTAATATATCATCATATATTTTCCTTTTTATGTATAATAAATTCATAAAAAGTTATACCAAATCATTAACACACAATATGTTATTATCTCAACGGACACATACCACCAGCACATACAGTGTCTAAAACGATATCCTCGTCCTCTTTGCTGAATTGTGACGATCCCAGAGACTTTATTGGAACGCACTTATTATTCAAATCTTCATATTTTTCCTTTGTGATCTCCTCCAGGGGCGCTTGATCAAATCCGTGATCATTATGTAGAAGAAATGATACAGCTTTCAGATTGTTTTTATAATTATTTGCGAGCCATTCCCTAATGGCTGGGAGTTCATGTTTCCTATAATATACTGTAACACTTACTGCATTATCGCTCCATATCTTATTTACATTCGACACTACTTCTAACTGTTTGATTGCACTACAGTTTTCCGCGAGGAGTGTACCTTTAGGTGTCTTACATGGAAACTCTACTACCTTCGTATCTAGTTGTTCCTTCCCGTCAAACCCTCTAACATACTCGGTATAATAGCCCTTACTCTCTAATACTCTGAGAAGAGGAGAATTACTACTAAATCTAACACGTCTAATATAATACTGACTATAAGCAGGATGTATTCCAGAAGTGCAGTTTCCTAATAGACTAAGTGTTCCGCTGGGTTTGATAGTACTTAGTTTTATCGATCTAGGGATACCCCGTTTGTCGCTATATTTATCATCTACACTTCTCAGATAATCATAACCATCAGAGAGCCACGACCTCTGTTTATCGGATGCTTGGAGATAGCCAGTAATACCGATACCTATCCTCATATTCTTCCTCACTACATTTTGTGTTTCTGGGAGATGACATGGGAGTAGTAGTGAACACTTACACATTCTATGAAGATAGTAGATACACTTGAAAAATTCAGTCTTTGATTTCAGATTAGGAAGGAATATCTCAGCTAGACAGCATACTTCTTTATTCTCCAATGTTTGTTCTGAACATGGGTTAGTTCCAGATACATTAGGATCAGGATAACGTGTATCTCCTACTCTACCACATGTCCTAGCTAGTCTCTTATTGAAGAGTCCGTATGGTTCTCCATTTCCCCTGTATCCCTCCCAGAAATCTTCTGGAAGATCATTTATATCATCACACCGAACGGTATTATTAGAGTATGCTCTGTAATTGGGTATATTACCTTTATCCCATCGCTTAGCCATGATGTACTCTGTATCACCAGCATCTCCCAGTGCGATCTGCGCCGAGTTATGCGTCAAGATACCCTCACAGAAGAATTCGTGGACGGATTCTACCTCTATATCGTACGTTTGGACCTGATCCCTTCCTTTCACAATATTTAATACACATGGATCTAAAGTAGATGGAATAAGTTTCCATTGTGTTTCGGTAATTTTCACAATCTTTGCGGGATATCCGTTAGATACCAGAAGTCTAGAAAATGAACGAGCATCTTCTTTCGAATGGAATATCAAGTCTTGGTTTCTTTCCCTTACAGTATTCGCATACACTTCACGATGGAGTAGAGGTTCTCGTAGGATCCAATCAGGAACTCGCGAATCTCTATTCTCTCCTGCAATCTTTGCGATTGTATAGGTATCCTGTGCAAGTTGATCGGTTACATGAGTTATTGGATCAGTACAAGAAACCATAACACTACCTTCCTTGATATTGCCCGCCTTCACCCATTTAACAGGGTCAAAAACACTACCCTTAACTGCAACTCTATGATTCGCGGTGCATTCAAACTCATTATCTGTAGTGATAATCTTAATAGTATCTTGTAGTCCTTGATCAAACTTCTTTACCACTTTATGATACCCGATACGTGTCTGAACCATATCTCCTTCGACAATATCTTCCATACGAATCATCCCCCTTGTTGTATGTACGTATGAATCATAAGGTATACAACGACGAACATTACCACTTACTACAATGCTTCCAATGATACACATGATGTCCATGCACTCATTCGGTGTCAATTTCCGTTCAGCTGCGCGAGATAAAATAGTCCCTATCTGTTCGAGACCATTACAGAATGTATCGGGTCCAGAAGCGATCCCGCCGAATGATTTAATAGGTTCCCCCTTTTTCCTTACTAATGAACAAGAGTATGTAAAACCTTTCCCAGAATAGAAATAAGCTTTCATAACCTTACCCAACAGTTTGATCCATCCTTCTCTACTATCTGGGACGATAAAGTCTGCATCGTTGCTATCGATTCGTGTAATCTTGCCTTCCATCTTTTTTACTGGTGGTATCTTATCCACGTGCTCACTCTCAATACTATAACCCACACCACTCCCTAACATCAATGCGTCGAAAGCCCACGTAAAGGGACGGATAGGATGACTGATATCAGTATAAGCACAATTCTGGAGGGATAATAGACCTAGACGATTGACGGTATTCGTACCTAGCTGCCACATGAATCTTCCTGCGACACTACATTTGAGGTTATAGAGGAGGTAGTATAGTTCTTTCTTCTGTTCTTCAGTGAATCCAGTGTTTAACTGTACGGAACCCTTATTGACAACTCTGTTGAGTGTCTGAGCCCACGATTCTACTTCGGATTCTGGGTCTTCCGGATTGAGTCGACGTGCATATGTTCTCTTGAATGTCATAAAGCCGATTGTGGTGAAAGGTGGCTCATAATCTATATAAAACTGATTCTTAATTCTCCTTACCATCCTAGCGCCATTTAGCATCTTATGACCATCAGGTAAGAGATTAACATCAGGTTTAGGATCATCGCATTTCTTAAGTTCTCCTAACTCCTTTGAATCCTTTACCTCTTTGTAGGATGCGGAATACTCTTCATTATCATATTCTAAATCTCCTAGTCCTCTCCATCCTCCAATATTAAGTTCTAGACTATTGTTATCAATAGTTGTGGCAGCCATTATTGTCGTGAGAAGGGATATGTTATTCGGGTGTTTAAAGTCACCCTAGATCTTAATATTTTTTATAATATCCATGTCACATTAGATCATATATACATTTTTTTTATAGATGTAATTTTAATCATGAGGATTTTTATAGAATTAAAATAGTTGTATGTAAAACTGGACAATTCGCTATTTAAATATTCGATGCTAGTTATTAACAAGTAATAAACTTCTGATACGTTTATAGTTCCTCACTTGGAACACAACAGTCAATAATGAGTTCACAATCTTCTCGCACTTATAAGAGTTCAATACTCGAACCAGATTTAGACGATCTGAAGGATGAAGTGGTACAGCGCTTACTCAAGGAGGATAATAAGATAAAGCTATGCACGTGTAAACATTTCGATGTATGGAGGATTGATTCATATCGAGTTATTCTCAAGGTGTTCAAGAAACATTGCTGTAGCAACGAGTATAATGTAATGAATAAGCTACAGACACTGAATATACCAAACTTCCAGCGTGTGTGGTGTGAAATTAAGGATCTTCGAGTACATCACCAAGATGCAATAGCTTTCGAGGCTCCGGGATCTATCACACTGAGATCACTTATCGTGAGTGGAAAAATCGGCAATGGTATACTTTACTCTGTTCTTTCCCAATGTTATTATGCTATGTTAGTTGCTTTTGAGACGCAGCAATTAACACACTACAATCTCAATGTTGATACAATCTTTGTAAAGAGGACATCTGCGAAGTATATTGTATATTCTGTGAACAATAAACAGGTAAAAGTCCCAACATTTGGCTTTGTTCCTGTCATTACATCATTCATATATGCTTACAGTTCAGTACTGGATGACTTACACTTTACATCCAGGATAGACAATGTTGAAAATGGAGCATTCACTATTATACCTGACTTTCTCGGAGATGTATATTCAATGTTCAATAATATATCGAGCCTGGTTATAAAAACATATTACAAACCTTATACTATAGAAGATAACATCGATGTATTAGACAGAGAAATTGAATTAATTGAGAATGAACGTAATACTAAGGAGGATGGAGAAAATGATGTCGAAGAGGTACTGTCCATAGCAACAGATTATGAGTACGAAGACCCGTTCAATAATTATGATATCACCGTCGACGAACGACCAATGTCATCCCTAGATGAGCGATCTATATTAACAATTTCAGAGGATGGTAGAATGGATGTAAGAAATATCGTTAACTTTAGGGACCAGTTAATCAAAACTGCAAGAGTAGACTATAACATGAAACATCATACACTTTATGAATACGACCATGATAGGGACTTTGTCGAATATGTCATAGAGTATCTAGGTATAGAATCAGATGGAGATATTATTTTTGATAAGTATATTTATATAACTATTGTCAAGATCATGAATCTAACATTGACAAGTAAACGAAATTTGTGTTCAAGACAGAGATTATGTAATGTGTTCTCGATATTTAGAAAAGATATCGGGACACTAACATCAAAGGTTGGTATCAACACTGAGGATAGTTTCGAGGTATTATCTATATTCATAGATAATGCAAAGACTTATATACCTCGATTCACCGCGAAACTAAGCGATCCAAGTGTCATATCTGATATGAGTAGAGATATACTAGCGCAACTAGACACTAGATATAAGTATTATTCTCTCCCGTCAAATTTCGATGTTGCTAAACTTCTAAGAAGTGCAATCGTATTATCAAGAGGTCTGGTCGCCTTGTTCTACAATTTTTCACTAAGGAACAGACAGGAACTCTCTAGCTACATCGCTAATAGCTCTGATCCACGAGCCAGGAAATTCAAGAAGACTCTCAAGGATAACTTCCACAACAGATGTATGATAGAACAACAGTTGGATTACAACGATTCTATTATACTATATGATAATTCATCAACAAAGTATGTTATAAAAAACATAATGGATAGACAAGTATTTAACAAAATTTTGAGGAGAACAAGAAAGAGACACGAACAAACACTTGAACATATAATCGAATTCGCAGAAGTATCAAACATTCCAATGTATTATAACCCTTATCAATGATCACAACATTTCAAATAGCTTGAAGTTAAGAGTCTCCATAATGAGTAAACGGGCCTCTGAAGCGTATTCACAATCTATACCATACTTTAATATTTCATCCTTAGTAGCAAAATCTATATACTGTTTGATGTAGTCGACAGTGTCGTCTCCGGAATCTTTGAGGGTTATAAACATAACGACCATAGTATAACATGTGATCCTATAATGTTTGTAAAGATCGATATCCGCTGTGTGGACAGGGATGAGCTGAGGGGTACATGATATTTCGTCGTAGTTTATTGTAGCTGCGTCGATGAATCGTTCGAACACATCCTGACACAATTGTATTAGGTTTACAAAATTGCTAATATATTTATATTTGAGGGAATCTCCTAGATACATAGTGTGCCTCAACTTCAATACAGGTGGCGGTGGGATATCAACGCTCTTATCAAATCTTTTGAATTCTTTGCCCTTAAGCTGCTTAAGAACATCCAATGCTGAAGGAATTTTCCGCCAGTCCGACCCAACGAGAGACAAAAGGATTCTATACAAAGTGGTCGTTTCGTCACTTCCCGACCGTTCAAGTTGGTCTTCGAGTGTATCGATATAGTCACGCCCATTATTGTCATATTCGTCAATACCCATGAGACGAAGTACTAAGAAACCGAGTTGACTCATGTCATGATATGGCATATGCGCATTAGATTTCCAGACAAGTTGGTCGTGGTCTTCCTTAATATTTCCATACTTTTGTGTATTGTCTATGTCATAACTGATACCTTTATATATTAAATTTCCTAAAACCTCATCTTCTGGATAGTCTACCTTATTGGGTACGAACCTTGAAATACCAAAGTCTATTAAAGTAAATTCCTTCTTTTTATTATTATAAAGTATATTATCGAACTTTATATCACGATGTACAATTCCCAAAGAATGCATGAGATATAGTGACATACAAACATCCCATATCAAATCATACACATTCTTGTATATATCATATCCGGACCATAGGGTACTTATCATTTCATCACTAATTATCGATTCACCTGCGTTATCAAGCTCTATCATACCAGTTTTGTTAGTACAATCTTTTCTTGGTTTTACAGTACCAACTGTGACAAATCCTTTCGGGTGAAGCGTTTTCACACCGTAATGATCAAGTATCTTCAATATCGTGATTTCATTGATAAAAGCGGTATGTTGCGGATCTTCGGATGGATTGAAATATTTACCCACACGTTTTTCCCCGCGCTTGAAGACCTCGCCATAATTACCGTCTGCTATGCCATCCCGCATCGCAGGTGAAACAGCAGGGTCATGATACCTACAATAACCGCGAAACTTCTTTTCTCCACGTTCGTAGCAATCTGGTAGTAGACACCTACTAATTATATTATCACTCATGTCCTGATTTTTTTTATTTGGCAATATTGTTTAAAATCAATAAAAACGTAAAAAAATCAACTAATTGTCAACTACTAGTAAGTCTCACAACATTTCAAATAGCTTGAAGTTAAGAGTCTCCATAATGAGTAAACGGGCCTCTGAAGCGTATTCACAATCTATACCATACTTTAATATTTCATCCTTAGTAGCAAAATCTATATACTGTTTGATGTAGTCGACAGTGTCGTCTCCGGAATCTTTGAGGGTTATAAACATAACGACCATCGTATAACATGTGATCCTGTAATGTTTGTAAAGATCGATATCCGCTGTGTGGACAGGGATGAGTCGAGGGGTACATGATATTTCGTCGTAGTTTATTGTAGCTGCGTCGATGAATCGTTCGAACACATCCTGACACAATTGTATTAGGTTTATACGGTTGTTAATATATTTATATTTGAGTGAATCTCCTAGATACACAGTATGTCTCAGCTTCAATACAGGTGGCGGTGGGATATTAACGTTCTTATCAAATCTTTTGAATTCTTTGCCCTTAAGCTGCCGAAGAACATCCAATGCTGAAGGAATTTTCCGCCAGTCTGGCCCAACGAGAGACAAAAGGATTCTATACAAAGTGGTCGTTTCGTCACTTCCTGACCGTTCAAGTTTGTATTTGAGTGTATCAAGATAGTTACCCCCATTATTGTCATATTTGTCAATACCCATGAGACGAAGTACTAAGAAACCGAGTTGACTCATGTCATGATATGGCATATGCGTTTCAGACCCCCATATGTAGGTATCCGTAGCTTCTAAAGCCTCCCCGTACTTTTCTCTATTTTCTAAGTCGTAACTGATACCTGTATACACTAAATTATCTAAGTCATCACCGACTGGATAGTCTACCTTATTGGGTACGAACCTTGAAAGACCAAAGTCTATTAAAGTAAATTCGTTATTTTCATAAAGTATATTCATGAACTTTATATCACGATGTACAATCCCCAAAGAATGCATGAGGTATAGGGACATACAAACATCCCACAACAAATCATACATATTCTTTTCGGAACTAGCACCTCTAGCTGGATCCCATAGGAGTTTATCATTGTTGTAGCTAACTATTGTCTCACCTGCGTTATCAAGCTCGATCATACCAGTTTTTTTAGTACAATCTTTTCTTGGTCTTACAGTACCAACTGTGACAAATCCTTTCGGGTGAAGCGTTTTTACGCCGTAATGATCAAGTATCTTCAATATCGTGATTTCATTGATAAAAGCGGTATGATACGGATCTTTGGATGGATTGAAATACTTACCCACACGTTTTTTTCCACGTTGGTAGATCGTGCCATACCCACCTTTTGCTATACCATCTCTCCGCTTAGGTAAAGCAGCAGGGTTATGATACCTACAATAACCGCGATACTTCTTTTCTCCACGTTTGTAGCAATCTGGTAGTAGACATATATTAATTATATTATCACTCATGTCCTGATTTTTTTTATTTGGCAATATTGTTTAAAATCAATAAAAACGAAAAAACTAATTATCCATTACCAGGAAGTCCTCTCCGTCTATAAGTTCTTTCTTAACTTCCTCATCGTTCCCAAATATGTCTATAACTTCTTCTTCGTCAGATACTATACCCTTATTAAATTCAAAATCAATTGTCTCAACACTTGCATTATATAAACTACTGAAAGTTAAATGATGGGTATCATCCTCTGGAGCGTCCATGGAAGTATACTGTTTTGAATATCTTAAATTCTCTTTGTCAATAACAAAGTCTTCCTTACGAATTCCCATTCCTTGAAAATCCATCACAGCCTCCACTATAAGCCTTTCTAATTCTGATTCATTCATAAAACCCGCATCTACATATTCCTTCTTCAGATTAGGCATGAAACCACTTACAGATGTAGCAAAGAACATACGAAATTTCTCTGTCTTGAGTTCATCTCTCTCTACGTCAATACCTGACATCTGCTCAATGAGTGTTCCTTGAATTTCTTCATCACCTATTTCCATAATCTTAGATCTAATCATGGCCTGAATCTCTGCTGATATCTGAGATTTGAAACTAATTTTGATACAGAAGTCTTTATACCCGGACAGTATGTTGATTAATCTGGCCATATGACCCGATGAACATGTGTCTGCCATGTCATTTAGCTCTTCTAGAAGCCGCTGGAATAGAGTCGCGAACCAGGGATCCTGTTCGTCGATACTGGTAATGATTGTATAAATAACCAAAAGCGTTTCGCATGCTGTATAATCATTATACTTAATTATATCATCACTAATCCTATTCAGTGCAAGAATTATTCCACCTTTGGTGATATCTGAGCTGATATTAATCACAGTTCTGGTTATAGCCTTTTCCTCCACTGACTCTTCTACATCCTCTTCGGCTGTTATTCCCATGTTGAGTCCAGATTCATCAATAAACCCATACTCATCTTCATCTTCATCTTCATCTTCATTATATCCAGAGAAATGTTCAGCTTGACGAATAGTATCAAACTCCTTCTTGAGCTCAGTTTCCTCTAATGATTCTTTTTCAATACTTCTGGTATATAGATCCATACGTAAAATGATATCATCTACTACCTCATTGAAGGAATACTTACTCTCAGTATATGTGTTCACTTTCACCACCATTTCGTTAACACTCTTCATCACAGTTTCATCGTGGACGTTCTGTCTATTGGTATATAGACTCTTAACCACCTCGTTTCCCGCACTTAATTCCTCTATAGTTGTCTTACCTAGCTCCTTCCATAGTACATAACTCTCGTCTACAGAAGCATAATGTATTACAGTATCTGCTGCATCGGCTCTCTGATCATATGAAACGTCAGGATTCCTCATTATCACGGTAAGCGCCTTGAAAGCAGTTATAACATATTCAGGCGTTATTTTATCGTTCAAAAGCCTCTGTGCTGAAAGTATTTTATAAGATATAGAGAAACCAAGTATATCATCTCTCAAGATTGATTCGTATAGTATATCGGATACGACTTCAGGAACAACCAAACGAGTGATAACCTTAAACTTTGTATTGTGATCCATATGTGTATCTCCAAAAATAAGGGATCCAAGCCTCTTAGCAACATAATCCACTTCAGATGATCGAACAGAGATACCCTCCAGAAGTTTAACACGCATATGAAAAGACAGAGAGTTAATTTCAGGTGATAATGTCATTTCTTTGAGCGTATCGATATATGTATCACCATCTGAGAAATTCTTGATATATTGCACTGCTATATATTTGTGAATCAAAGGATAATTACTTTTATTACTACACAGGAGAATGATTAATTTGGCGATAGATGCTATATGAGCGTAAATATAACGGGATAGGATTAACGATACAGTAGAGAAACATTTCACGTTATCTAACTTGATAAGTTCATTTATATAGGATAAACGCCTTTCAGCTGAAAGAGATGAATTTAAAATACTCTCAGAATATTCTTCTATCGTTTTAGGTTCAGTCCAATCATCATTTACGTAAGGATATGTATAAATATCATCATCCGATTTAGAATCCATCGAGTTGTATTCTACTTTCTTTTCTTCTTGCTCGTGTTTAGGAGAATCTAATACTGATTCACGCGTTGGTTCTAACTTACATGAGTCATCATCGCAAATCATCATATGAGTTTAAAATTGTTCACTCTCTTTTTATATATGTATGTCCATGAAAATTATTGATTATTAAAAAAAAGATAATTTCGAAATTCGGTTTGCAGAATTTCATAGTACATAAAAAAGATAATTGAAAAGTCCGATATGTCTATTGTAGAAACCCCTTTAATTGTATGCGAAACGGCGGATTGTAATCAACGTATATTTTCAACCGGGACAACGTTCTGTCAGCAACATTTGCCCGATCCTGATGATGCATGTCTGTTATGTTGTGAAACTGGAGGTGTGAAAGTCCCTTCATGTAAGGATACATGTACTGCTCTGACTCATCGAGACTGTCTAATGAAGTGTATCGTCACAACCGGCAAGGATACATGTCCTTGGTGCATCAGTAAAATTGAAATGACACCCGAAGAAAAAAAGAAGATTCCAGAAAAGAAGCAGGATGAAAGGGAAGATCTATCAAATGATGCAATCAATAGCATCCTGGAGGAAAATTCCCAAGATATCTATGATCAGTTAATGGCTGTGATCATGGAATATAGCATCCCTGACCCCGTTCCCGTACCCATAACCGAGCTGACTCCTATGTCGGGGTTGTGTCCGGCCATACCTGAAATATTGAGATCTTTCACACTTGATGAGGAAGAGAAAGTGATCATGATATTGAATGAACGGCTTACTGAATTTAGAGATGATGCAAAGAATGCAATGGGATTATTAGAGGCCAGTAGGGAATGGGACATGACTGTTGTTGACACTATTATGATGACACAAAATTACGAGACTCTAACTGGACGTCTACATAATGAGATTCAAGAACAGATTTATCAATTGAATATCCTCGAAAACAGGATTATCGACCGTATGGATTCTGAAGATTCAAGGAGTTCGTCTGGATCATCATCGAGTACATCTGCTGCCTCTCTTAGAGATTCATTAATCGGAAATGGATTATTAGACGTAGAGGAGGATGAAGAGGATGAAGAGGAAGAAGAAGAGGATGAAGAGGAACATTTTGAGTTTGCTCCAGAAATCATCGATATGAATGACGAAGAAGAAGACGAAGAAGAAGACGAAGAAGAAGACGAAGAAGAAGAGGAGGACGAATAGTAAAGGTTAACGTGAAATTTAACAATTATTTAATAAAAAAAAACATTCTAAAAGGGCCCCTAAACAATAAAGTTTAGGGGCCTTTTTTGCGTTACAACGTAGTCCGTATTTTATTTACCTATATAAACACATCATACAGTTAATAAATTACTATTCAATCAACTTAGGGGTATACAAACCTTTCTAAAATGGGAGTCATCTGTTTTAATGTACGCGATAGCGACTCCATAGTGTGCGATCTCTATGTTAAATATGGTGTAGATAATAGTGATTGGAAGACAAAGGTCAAGTCTGTCGTGAATATAGAATTGTCTAATTCTTCTAGATATATTTTGTTCGAAGACCTGACAAACCTATTTGGTAAACATACATATGATTCTATGGATCCGAATACAATGATATTCACCAATGTATTATTATGTAGCGTTATTGAATTGATGGAGTACTTAGTGATTATCGACGAGAGAGTATCTAAGGACAGTGAGCATCCAACTCGCAACTACGCCAATGACTTGACTTGTGCGACATACGATAAAAATGGAAATATAACAGCAGGCTTCTCAAATGGTGATATCATGACATTAGACGTTAAGAATGATGTCATGACAAAGAGTCATATGTCAGATAAAGATAATGGTTATATAATGGATATGTGTTATTTACCTGATGGTCGTCTAACGACTCTTGTTATGTCTAGAAGCGAAGATCCCATGAGAGTACCAAAATTGATCCAGAGTGTAGAATTCTTTAATGACCCACAAAATGCTAATGATAAAGTAAGCGTCCACCTCAATAATCCTTCTTATCGTATACAGGTAGATGATAAGTGTATTGTAGTCGAAGAGACATCAGGGAATAATACTCGTATACAGTTATCATGTAAGGATACATCGAAATCATCAACTATACATGGACAAAATTCTGAAGCATTAAAATTATTTCGTCGACGTTATGAGTCCTCTAATGAAGAAAATAACATATGGGTACAGATCACTAATGTGAAGAAACCAAAAAGGTATCCTATTCTTTCTGTTGATAGTGTAGGGTGGGAACAACATAATCAATCATTCGAAATGGATTTTAATAACTCGGAATATGAGGATGATGATGATGATGAATACAGTAGTGATTATGAGTATTATGAGTATAACAACAATGACGATGAGGATGAGGATGAGGATGAGGAGGATGAGGATGAGGAGGATGAGGATGAAGATTGGACAGAAAATGATCCATATTATAATTATGAATAAATCAAGTATAAATAAATACATTAATTAATGATAAAGGATATATATCATTAATTGTTAATTCATGTCTTTCTTAAATATTTTCTTTCGAAATCTAATAGAAAATCGTGTTGATGTATCCTTCACATACACTGATTTTATGTTGGACGTATCTCCAATTGAGGAACATAATACAAGGGATAAGAAGGGTTCAGTAACTACACCGATTGTCAGTATACAGAATGATGTTGATCCTGAACGACTTACTTTAGTTGTAGAAAGTATAAAAAATAATGCTATATGCGATACTGTGCGTAATTCAGACGGTGCAATGGTATGGTATAATAATGACGTAGAACAATTCACTGCGATCTTAGAGATTATTGATGATATTCTTCGTGATGCTGACGATAATGAAGAGGAGAATTCTGTGATTCTATGTTCAACATGGAGTGATAATGGCGACTACATCATCTCAGCGACGTCCCTTGGAGAAGTATCAATAATACACGACATTGAAGACGACACGAAGAGAAGAAAATCAAGATCATATAAGTGTAATGTTGCTATCAGTAGTATCTGCATGACTAGTATTGATAATGTAGAATATATTGGTATTTGTTCATGGTCTGGCGTAGGAATTGTCGTAAATCTATCAGACAATTCTATTATATTTGATAGCAGTACAAAAAACTTAACTGATGTTTCTACTCTCTCAATATTACCAGGGGGAGATACTTTGGCATGCGGTCATAAAAACGGCGAGATCACTTTATGGGATATAAATTTAATGACTGATAAAATTGGTAGTTTACGTTATAAAATGGACGCTCATGACTCTACGATTCAATCACTGTCTTATAGTCCTAATAGAGAATTTCTTGTATCTGTTGACATTGATGGTAAGGCTATCGTATGGAAGGATAATATGGCAGTTAATTGGTTAGATAATATGACACGTGTAATTTGGAGCGCAAAAAGTGATTATATCGCATCAATTCATAATGATGATAACAATATGATTACCTTAGTTAGGATAGAGGATAAAGATAGAAGGGAACTAAATGCCAATACCGAATTATGCGATATAATATTTGGTAAAGAGAATCCATCTGAATTAATTGCTTGTACTTTGAATGGCTGTATACGGAAATGGGACTATTGTAGTGGTTTGCAATTGTTGACCGTAGAGGGTTTCCTGTTCGACTCGACGTCTCTAAATGATCTTGCCGAAAGTATAAACGCAGAATTCGACCAAGAAGACATAAATCATTATGGTGAGAATATAATACGCAAATTTATACGTTATAGATTAGGTGAAGATGGGAATAAGATACTGATTGCTGCCTTACAGACATTATCTGTTTGGGATTTACTGAGACTATAACTTCATTTTACAAACTAATTTTTGATTTTTATGTCTTGAAACAATATAGGATACACCTTTAATTAAACGACAAAAACATCATAAGTCGAGTGAGATCTTACATAATTATATTTGTTTACTACAACTAACATTTAATCAACTCATCTTTTTATTCTCCTTCTCCTTCAGTACCACCTCGCCATACATCCAGGAAGGTTATCACGAGTCCACGCAAATCCTTATTTCCTAGCACTGCATGTTGATTACTTCTCGCTGGTCCTTCGAGAACTTTCTCTGGGTCGCCAGCATTTAGTAATGTCCTCTTTATTGCTCTTGTATATAGTCTTCTATTTCTTATAAATCTGAGATAATTCGGATCGTCTCTTAATGAATAATATTCCCTATTAACCGCTAATACATCCCAATTATCAAGAATTATTGTATTCCCTATAATGTCCATAATCTTTCGATCATTCGGAATATTGACTACTACTTGAAGATCTCTTCCTAATGATAATGATATCAATTGACCAGATACCGTTTCAGCTATGAACCCGTCCATTTGTGTGTGTACGTGTATCTTCTTCAATTCTTGACCCTCGAGTAAGCCTTGGACCTCTAGGGGGATTTCGCCTCCCCAATCAGGATCGCCCCACGCCACCACTCGACCCATTGTTGTCAAAGCCGCAAAAGCACGACCAGTCGAGTAGATATTCTGTACTGTTTGACCCTCAAGTAAGCGTTGGACATCTCGCATGTCTCCTCCAGCATCCACATTTCCCCATACCACCAATTGGTCGAGCTTCGTCAGAGCCGCAAAAGCATTATCATTCGAATAGATCTTCTGCACTCCATGTCTCTTGATCTCGTTTTGGACCTCACTACTATTTCCTCCCCAACTATTATCTCCCCACGTTACCACTCGGTCATTTTTCAGTAAAGCCGCAAAAGCAAATCCAGTCGAGTAGATCTCATGTACCCCATGTCTCTTGATCTCACCTTGGACCGCGCTGCTGTCTCCTCCATGATCATGATGTCCCCATGTCACCAATTGCCCCTCCGTTGTCAAAGCCGCAAAAGCACGAGTAGTCGAGCAAATCTTCTTAATTCCACTCATCTTGAGTTCGTCCTGGACCCCCCGGATGTCTCCTCCAAAAACATCATGTCCCCACGCCACCATCCGACCATCCCCTAACAAAGCCGCAAAAGCCATCTCATTCGAGTAGATTTGCTTCACTCCATGTCTCTTGATATCGTCTTGGACCTCACTGCTGTCTCCTCCATAACGATCATTTCCCCACGTCACCACTCGACCATTCCCTAACAAAGCCGCAAAAGCACCAGAAGTCGAGTAGATCTTCTGTATCACTTGACCCTTGAGCTCTTCTTGGACCTCACTGCTGTCTCCTCCATAACGATCATTTCCCCACGTCACCACTCGACCATCCCCTAACAAAGCCACAGAAGCAGAATTATTCGAGTAAATCTGTTTAATGTCTGCATTACTTGGTACTGGTATATCATCACCTGATGTAACCCTTACTAAAGTAGAACCTAAATTACCATCGGGCAATATTACAAATTTGTTTGTTTTATGTGACGATGGTATGCCATTTACTACTTTTGCTTCGCTATCGGACATTTTTGTTCTCTTTTTGTTTATTCTATAAAAAAAAGAGAAATAACTTCTACTTCTTACATAATTATATTTTTTTACAACTAACATTTAATCAACTCATCTTTTATTCTCCTTCTCCTTCAGGACCACCTCGCCATACATCCAGGTAGGGTAACAAGAATTCACGTAAATCCTTATTTCCTAGCACTGCGCGTTGATTAATATCTATTGGTCCTTCGAGAACTTTCTCTGGATCAGCAGCATTTAGTAATGTCCTCCTTATTGCTCCTGTATATAGTCTTCTTCTATTATTTATAAATGCGCGATAGTTTACATCGTCTAGTAATGAATAAAGTTCATCATCAAGCTCTAATACATCCCAATTATCAAGAATTATTGTATTCCCTAGAATGTCAAGAACCTTTCGATCTTTCGGAATATTGATTACTACTTGAAGATCGCCCCATGATATCACTTGATTAGACACCGTTTCAGCTATGAACCCTTTCATTTTTGTGATGTGTATCTTCTTCACCTTTTGACCATCGAGTAAGCGTTGGACCTCTAGGGGAATTTCGCCTCCAGAATGAGAATATCCCCACGCCACCACTTGACCATTCCCTAACAAAGCCACAAAAGCATAACCATTCGAGTAAATCTGCTTCACTCCGTGTCTCGTGAGCTTACTTTGGACCGCACCGCTGTTTCCTCCATACTGATCATAACCCCACGTCACCACTCGGCCATTCCCCCCCAGAACAGCCGCAAAAGCAAAATGAGTCGAGTAAATCTTCTCCACTTTTTGGTCCCTGAGTTGACCTTGGACTCTACTGCTGTTTCCTCCAAAACGATTATTTCCCCACGTCGCCACTTGGTCATTCCCTAACAAAGCCGCAAAAGCATAAGCAGTCGAGTAAATCTGCTTCACCCCGAGTATATTTAGCTCGTCTTGGACCCTCTTGGGGATGTCTCCTCCAAGATCATCATCTCCCCAAGCCACAACTCGGCCATTCCCTAACAAAGCCGCAAAAGCACCCTTGGTCGACCAAATATTCTTCACTCCATGCATCTGGAGCTCGTCTTGGACCCCCTGGGGGATGTTTCCTCCGTTTTGAGGATCTCCCCATGCCACAACTCGATCCCTTGTTGTCAAAGCCGCAAAAGCAGAATCAGTCGAGTAGATTTTATCCACCTCTTGGTCAGTCAATAAGCCCTGGGCCTTACTGATGTCTCCTCCATATTTATCCCTTCCCCACGTCACCACTTGCCCCTCCGTTGTCAAAGCCGCAAAAGCACGTTCAGTCGAGTAGATCTCCTGTACTGTATGGTCCTTGAGTTCGCCTTGGGCTGCACTGCTGTCTCCTCCAAATTTAGGACTTCCCCATGACACCACTCGGCCATTCACCAGAACAGCCACATAAGCATAATCAGTCGAGTAAATCTCTTTAACGTCTGCATTACGAAGATTTAATGGTACTGGCATACCATCGGGCAATATTACCGCTTCTAAAGTAGAACCTAATTTACCATTGGGCAATATTACAAAGTTGTTTGATTTACGCGACGATGGTATACTGTTTTCGACTTTTGCTTCGACTTTTGCTTCGACTTTTGCTTCGACTTTTGCTTCGCTAATAACCGATCTTCTAGTGCCGTTTCCCTTTGATTTGACATCTTCATCACCTATGTCTATCCACCATCCTGGTCCATGTTCAACTTCGAAAACATTTTCGTTTTCGCTGTTAATTTCCCTATTAGAAACTTTCGAATACCATTCGGAACCCAATTCAATTTCTGAGTCGGACATTTTTTCTCCCTTTTTGTTATTAGGATAAAAAATATAAAACACATAATTATATTCATCTACTGCAACTAACATTTAATCAACTCATCTTTTATTCTCCTTCTCCTTCTCCTTCTCCTTCTCCTTCACCTTCAGGTCCACCTCGCCATACATTCACGTAGGTTAACAATAATTCACGTAAATCCTTATTTCCTAGCACTGCGCGTTGATTAATATCTATTGGTCCTTTGAGAACTTTATCTGGGTCGCCAGCATTTAGTAATGTCCTCTTTATTGCTCTTGTATATAGTCTTCTATTTCTTATAAATCTGAGATAATTCGGATCGTCTAGTAATGATTTATTATTAAGCGCTATTGTATTCCAATTATCAAGAATTATTGTATTCCCCACAATATCAAGAACCTCTCGACCATTCGGAATATTGATTAATCCTTGAATATTTTCGCCCCATATAACTAATCGACCGGATACCGTTTCAGCTGCAAACCATTCCTCTCGTGTGTATATGTTCTTCACGTCTTGGCCCTCAAGTAATCCTTGGACCCCCGGGGGGATGTATCCTCCAGCATCCGCATATCCCCATGTCACCACTCTGTTATTATCCAATAAAGCCGCAAAAGCTTCATCTGTCGAGTAAATCTTCCTCACTCCATGCATCGCGAACTTATTTTGGACCTCATCTGGGATAACTCCTCCAGCATCCGCATTTCCCCACGCCACAGCTCGGTCATTCCCCATCAAAGCCACAAAAGCAGAACCATTCGAGTAGATTTGCTTCACTCCATGTCTCTTGAGCTCGTCTTGGACCCTCTGGGGGATGTCTCCTCCCCAATAAGGATGTCCCCATGCCACCACTCGGTCATTTCCCATCAAAGCCGCAAAAGCAGAACCATTCGAGTAGATTTGCTTCACTCCATGTCTCTTGAGCTCGTCTTGGACCGAACTGCTGTCTCCTCCAAAACCATCATGTCCCCACGTCATCACTCGACCCCTTGTTGTCAAAGCAGCAAAAGCATGAGAAGTCGAATATATGTTATTTATTACATCACCTTTGGGTAAGCCTTGGACTACACTACTGTCTCCTCCAGAATCAGAATGTCCCCATGACACCATCCGCCCTCCTTTCATCAAAGCCGCAAAAGCACGATGAGTCGCGTAGATCTTCTGTACGACTTGGCCCTTGAGCTCACCTTGGACATTCTCTGGGATGCTTCTCCGCGAATATACCCCACCCAACGACTCTATCTGACCAGTCCTTAAGATAACTACGGAACCCGTCTTATTCGTACAAATCAGTTTAACTTCTACGTCTATAAGTCGCGGCGGTATAACATTATTTGATGTAGAACCTAATTTACCATCGGGCAATATTACAAAATCGTTTGTTTTATGCGATGATGGTATGCCATTTTCTACTTTTGCCTCGCCATCTGACATTTTTCCCTTTGTTTTATATGAGAAAAAATATATACAATGAACATTGACTTATTACAAAATTTAATCCACCTATACAAACACACGGTTATATTTATCTACTATAACTATCAATTAATCAACTCATCATTTTATTCTCCTTCTCCTTTAGGTTCACCTCGCCATACATTCACGTAGGTTAACAAGAGTTCACGCAAATCCTTATTTCCTAGCACTGCGCGTTGATAAATATCTATTGGTCCTTCGAGAACTTTCTCTGGATCAGCAGCATTTAGTAATGTCCTCTTTATTGCTCCTGTATATAGTCTTCTGTTTCTTATAAATCTGAGATAATTCGGATCGTTTAGTAATGATGGTAATTCCCTATTAACCGCTAATACATCCCAATTATCAAGAATTATTGTATTCCCCACAATATCAAGAACCTCCCGACCATTCGGAATATTGAATACTCGTTGAAGTGGCCACGACACCACTTGACCAGATACCGTTAAAGCCGCAAAAGAAGAGTCATCTGAGTATATGTTCTTCACTACCTGCTTCTTTAATTCATTCTCTGCCTTCCCGAGGGTACCTCCAAATGAACGGACCCCCCACGTCACCACTTTTCCTTTCTCCGTTAAAGCCGCAAAAGCAAAATCAGTCGAGTAAATCTTCTCCACGACATGGACCTCGAGCTCTTCTTGGACCGCACTGCTGTCTCCTCCATCCTCAGCCCTTCCCCAAGTCACCACTCGGCCCCTTGTTGTCACGGCCGCAAAAGCATTCTTATTCGAGTATATCTTCTCCACGATTTGGTCCTCGAGCTCACCTTGGACCGCGCTGCTGTCTCCTCCACGATCAGCCCATCCCCACGTCACCACTCGACCGGTATCTGTCAAAGCCGCAAAAGCCATCTCATTCGAGCAGATTTGTTTCACCTCGTGCCTCTTGAGTTCGCCTTGGACTCCACTGCTGTCTCCTCCATAACGAGCATCTCCCCACGTCACCACTCGGCCCCTTGTTGTCAAAGCCGCAAAAGCTTTCTTAGTCGAGTATATGTTCTTCACTACTTGGCCCTCAAGTTTCTTTTCTGCGAGGGACCCTCCGGGATAAGAACTTCCCCACGTCGCCACTCGACCCCTTGTTGTCAAAGCTGCAAAAGCTTCCTCAGTCGAGCAGATGTACTGTACGACTTGGCCCTCGAGTTTCTTTTCTGCGAGACCTAGGGACCCTCCGACACTTTCCACTCCCCACGTCGCCACTCGACCTCCCTTCAAGATAGCCGCAAAAGCATACCTATTCGAATATATACGGTCAATATCCAGTCCCATTATCCCATCTACCACTGTGGTACTACCTCGTGATACTTCCAACACCTGACCCTCCCTATCGACACATGTGAAACTAATCTCATTCATAGGGTCCCAAGAGATTAAATTGAATTCCTTATCTATATTTTCAGGAGATACAAAGTATTCTGATCTTCCTTTTGATGCTGCTAGTCTACCATCGGGTAATATTATCAGGCCATATCCCGTTTTGCGCGACGATGGTATACCCTTTTCTAATTTTGATTCGCCATCAGACATTTTTTCTCTTTTCTTTATTATATAAAAAAAAGATAAATAACTTCTACTTCTTACATAATTGGGTTGTTGTAAACTTCGTACGAGGAACAATAATTATCTCTTCCTTGTAATCTTTCTTACCATTAACCTACTCATTATAAGTGGAGGTATTCGCAGATCCTCTCTTCATATAGTAGATTCTCCTCTTTAGAAAACTCCCACTCCTCATCTTCAGTCCTGGTAATATCTTCGGTAGTCATCTTTGTATCAAGTTTGTTTTATATTTATCTACTGCAAACTAACAATTAATCAACTCATCTTTTATTCTCCTTCACTCTCACTATCATCTTCAGGACCACCTCGCCATACATCCAGGAAGGATACCAGGATTTCATATGTATCTATATTTCCTAGCACTGCGAGTTGATTACTACTTATTGGTCCTTCGAGAACTTTCTCTGGATCAGCAGCATTTAGTAATGTCCTCTTTATTGCACTTGTATATAGTCTTCTTCTATTAATCATAAATATGCGATAGTTTATATCGTCTAGTAATGAAACAAGTTCCGTATCAACCGCTAATACATCCCAATTATCAAGAATTATTGTATTCCCTAGAATGTCAAGAACCTTTCTATCATTCGGAATATTGATTGCTATTTGAGAACCACCCAATGACACCACTAGACCGGATACAGTTTCAGCTATGAACCCTCTCCATCGTGTGTGTATCTTCCTCACCACATGCCTCTTAAGTAAGTCTTTAACATTACTGATGTCGTCTCCCCAATCAGCATCTCCCCAAGCCACCACTCGACCGGTCTTTGTCAAAGCTGCAAAAGCTTCATCAGTCGAGCAGATTTGCTTCACTCCGTGCCTCTTTAACTCGTCTTGACCTTCACTTGGGATGTCTCCTCCATAAGCAGCAAAACCCCACGTCACCACTCGGCCGTTCCCTAGAACAGCCACAAAAGCCCAATTATTCGAGTAGATCTTCTTCACGATTTGATCCTTGAGCTGGCCTTGGACCTTTCTAATGTCTCCTCCGTGATTAGGTATTCCCCACGCCACCACTCGCCCCTCCGATGTCAAAGCCACAAAAGCACCAGCAGTCGAGTAGATATTCTCCACAGTCTTGCCTTTGAGCTCACCTTGGGCTGCACGGCTGTCTCCTCCAGCATCCGCATCTCCCCACGCCACCACTCGACCCCTTGTTGTCAAAGCCGCAAAAGCAGAACCAGTCGAGTAGATATTATGTACTTTTTGACCGGCCAATAAGCCTCGGAGAGCACTACTGTCGCCTCCATTATCCGCATCTCCCCAAGTCATCACTCGACCGGTCTTTGTCAAAGCTGCAAAAGCTTCATCAGTCGAGCAGATTTGTTTCACCTCATGTCTCTTGAGCTCTTCTTGGACCCCCGGGGGGATGTATCCTCCAGCATCCGCATCTCCCCAAGTCATCACTTGCCCCCTTGTTGTCAAAGCCGCAAAAGCAGAACCAGTCGAGTATAACTTCTCCACTTTTTGACCCTCGAGTAAGCGTTGGACCTCCTGGGGGATGTCGCCTCCAGAATCAGCATCTCCCCAAGCCACCACCCGGCCTCGCTCCGTCAGGCCCGCAAAAGCCAAGACAACATCACGTGTCGTGCAGAGCTGTTTAACGTTTATGTCTATAAGTTGCGGCGGTATAGCAACACCAGAAATGAGGTTCCCTAATTTACCGTCGGGCAATATTACATATACGTGTGTTTTGTGCGATGATGGTATGCCATCTTCTACTTTTGATTCTACTTTTGATTCTACTTTTGATTCGTGATCATAATCGACTGCTGGTTCTGACATTTTTATTATCCCTTTTTGGGTTTATAGGATAAAAAATATAAAAAACACATACAATTGTATTTATCTACTGTAAACTAACATTTAATCAGCTTATCTTTTATTCTCCTTCTCCTTCTCCTTCTCCTTCAGGACCACCTCGCCATACATCCAGGAATGTTATCACGAGTCCACTCAAATCCTTATTTCCTAGCACTGCATGTTGATTACTTCTCGCCGGTCCTTCGAGAACTTTCTCTGGGTCTCCGGCATTTAGTAATGTCCTCTTTATTGCTCTTGTATATAGTATTCTTCTATTTCTT